ACCGGATGGCCGCGCGAAATTTTCCCCCGCTGACGTGGCGCGCTGCTCACCGCTCGATTTTGGAAAGGAGGCTACGTGGCTCTCGCAGAGTCGCGCGATAAATTTAACTAAGCGTGTTTTTGAAGTCCGCCAATTTAGTTGAGCGCTATTTTGAAGTCCGCGCGAACAGTTTCACCCATTGGAGTCTATTATCGCGCTGAGAATGTGGGTCCCTCCAACCCTTTTTATTTTAGACCGTTAGCTATGAATAAATAAATCTCCCAGATTTATTAAGTGATTTGAATTAAAGTGGCGGGTCCTGCCATTCTGACACATTTGTACAGGCGGTCTAAAATAACTCGTTGAATAGGAAGCTTTACCATATCCAATTAAATAACGCTGTGAAAATAATTGACATTATTTTTCTCCATGGAATTTTATATATATAAATTCATCCGTGATATACTTGCTAAGCAATAATTTGTAATTATTGACGTATAGGATTTGGATATGTATTGGAGGAGATATAAACGTGGCTCGTCGTCTACGTATCGTCGTAATCCTTCATACAAGCGTTCGTATGTGTCGAGACGCACTGATGGGAGACGTCGACCTAGCAATTCGAACAAACCCCATGATGATCCTAAGATGGCAGTCCAACGGATACATGAGAACCAGTTCGGACCTGAATTTGTTATGGCTAACAATTCAGCCATATCGACCTACATAACCTATCCGTCCATTCGCAAGACCGAACCTAACCGGTGTAGATCATATATCAAGTTGAAACGACTCCGTTTCAAAGGTACAGTGAAGATAGAACGAACCCATGCTGATGTGAACATGGACGGTCTTGCTCCAAAGATTGAAGGCGTGTTCTCTCTAATAATTGTGGTTGATTGTAAACCACACCTAGGTGCATCTGGGACTCTCCATACATTTGACGAGTTATTTGGTGCCAGAATCAACAGCCATGGTAACCTGGCCATTGTACCTGATTTGAGGGATCGTTTCTACATACGACATGTGCTGAAACGTGTATTGTCTGTGGAGAAGGACTCTCTTATGGTGGATTTGGAAGGAACGTCTTATTTCACTAACAGGCGTTTTAATTGCTGGGCTAATTTTAGGGATAACGATCATGACTCATGTAACGGTGTATATGCCAACATAAACAAGAACGCCCTGTTAGTTTATTACTGCTGGATGTCGGATGTTATGTCCAAGGCATCGACATTTGTATCGTTTGATCTCGATTATGTTGGTTAATACTATGAGAATTATGGAAATAATTCATTTTGAACAAGAAATTAATGGATATTAATTCATACTAACCAAATACAACTTATTGCAAAGATTTAGGCTCCGCAGGAGCACCGTTGGTTTTAATACACTCATGGACCGTCGCTCTCACGATTTCGCTTAATTGGGCCACCGATAACGTTAAATTCGATTGCGCCCGCTGGGCCCCAACAATCGAAGCAGACTCTCCTGGGTCTAAGATGGTGGTTCCCAATCTGTTTAGTTCTCTATAAGGATGGGCCTCCTCTCTCAGATCAGAGTCTATACAAGAGTTGTTTGGGCCAACTGTACTCCTGACAGCCCAAGACTCTCCTGGGTTTAGTTCAATTGGGCTGGGAAGCCCTAATCTTGCTGAGGACACTGATCTGATTAGTTTTCTTTCCCATCTCCCGTAACCCACATGCGAGAAATCTATATCCCTATCTGTGAACTGTTTGGACAAGATCTTAACTGTTGGAGCCCGGAAGGGGATATCTACCGAATGTTTAGCTGTGGACAGCTTTAACTTCCCTTTGAACTTAGCGAAGTGGGTCCTTTGATGAACATTCGTGTCGCAAACCCTATAATACAGCTTCCATGGAATTGGGTCTTTGAGGGAGAAGAATGATGAGGAGAAATAGTGGAGATCTATGTTGCATCTGATCGGGAAAGTCCATGACGCCTGCAATGATTCGTTATCAGTCATTCTTCTATCATGAATCTCCACTATGACTGACCCAGTAGCGTTGATGGGAACCTGTTGCCTGTACTCGATAACACAATGATCAATCTTCATACAGCTACGACTAAGTCTGGCGCTTATCTGAGACGCCGCTGAAGGGAACTGCAAGATGATCTCTGTTAGATCATGCGACAACTGATACTCATCTCTATGTGATTCTATGTAGTTGAAGGCGTCTGGAGGATTAATTAACTGAGAACCCATTCTAACGCTAAGGAATTATTTGATAATTGAACGTGGGAGAAGAACTGGTAGTGAAGGTTCAACTGAAAGAAGAACTGAGAAAAACCCTAATTTTTGAAGAAGAGAAAGGAAGAGGTTAAATCAAATTTAACCTGGTTAACTATTAAATTGCCTAAGTTTTTCGAAGTGTTGAACTGATTAAGAGAATGGGTTAATATTTACAACTATGTTGGAAGGAGTCTGTGACGAGTTTATGGATATTAACTGGGTTTAAATAGGAAATGCTATGCGGAGTGGCATAGTTGTAAATAGGCTATGTTCCACCGATTGCTCCTCTCAAAACTATACGAATGTATCGGTGGAACGGTGGTACATTTATATGTTCCACCAGAACCCTCATAAAGGCTCTTAGGGACACGTGGCGGCCATCCGCTATAATATT